TTGTACGCAAGTATGATACTAAGTGGCCAGAATTACAGTATGGCCATCCACAACCGGTCAGAATTAGGTGTGTGGTGGGTTATGGTTTATCAGGAACATCGGTGCCGGAAGAAATAAAACACGCCATTAAGTTGCTCATTACCGATATGTATGAGAATCGCGGCACGGTAGTAATGGGATCGGTGGCAAAGATTCCGAACTACATTACTGACATTATCCACAGTTACAAAATATATTCGTTTTGAAAATTCAGATAATCATACCGCTTTGGAAACGCCCGGAAGTTACTCACTTCTGTTTTGAGCAACTGGTTGAAACAATAAAGGCAATACCTCACGATGTTAGTGTTTTGTGTGTGATTAGTGAGCCTGAGTATATTGATATGTGTGAATATTTTGGGCTCAATTACTATGCTTATAAAAACGACAACGTAGGGGAGAAGATAAACGCAGGCATTAAATATGCACTTCAAAATTATAAGTTTGACTACTTAATGATGATGAATAGTGATAGTGTTGTAAAGCCTGAATTGTTTGATGTTTACAAACCATACATTGATTCAAGGGAATTGTTTTTCGGGGTTAATCGGGTAACGTTTGTTAATTTCTATACCGATGAGGCCGTAGATTTTACTTATGAGTTTTCCATTATAGGTCCCGGTAAAATGATCCACCGATCAGTAGCGGAGCGAATGAAAGGGAATTGCTACAAGCATTTAAACCGTTGTCTTGATGATACTTTAATGGATAATCTTCTAAAGAATGGTGTTGGTGGTAGAATTGTGGAGTACCCGGGACAATTAGTCTATGACATTAAAAGCGATGTGAATATCCATCCATGGGACAAGTTTAAGAACGGAAATAAAGTTGAAAATGAGCTATGCTGCAAAGTCGCATAAGACGCGGGGAACTGGACAAACAAATAGTTTTTGTTAAAAAGATTATTGTTGCCGGTGCGGCTAATGAAGATGCTTTGAGTGGATGGGAGTTGATTGATACCGATGCTCAGGTATGGGCGAAGGTAGAGCAGATAGCTGGCGGTGAGGTTGTGGTGGCCGATCAGATTCAAAGTACGATGAGCACTAGTTTTATAGTTGACTATAGAACCGATTTAACGGCAGAGATGAGAATAGTTTATGCAGGAAAGTATTTTAATATTTTGAGTACGCCTGAACATGAAGGAAGCCGTGAAGGTTTTTTGTCGATTGCAGGAGAGGAGGTTCCGAACGAGGAACCAATTATTTACGCAACATGAGTAATGTAAAAATTTCATTGACGGGAGTTAGAGAGATAGACGCGGTTCTAAAGGGCTTACCATTGCAACTCAGCCACAAAATTTTAGGTCAGGCACACGCAGACGCGGCCAAACCTTTGGTTGATAGGGCTAAGTTACAGGCTCCTGATGGGCCTACTGGAAACTTGATTGATTCTATTGGCGTGGAGAAAACGAACATCGCCAAAGCCACTGAAATAGGCCAAGTGCAGGCGGGGCCGCGCAGGGGCGGAAGGAATAGAGGATATGTTGCTCATTTGGTTGAGTATGGAACGAAACCCAGGAAGAATAAGAAGGGGGCAAACAGGGGGGTAATGAAAGCCAAACCATTTATGAGGCCATCATTTGAATTAACAAAGGTAGATGTGGAGGGGAGGATAGCCACAAGCATCGGTAAAAAACTGAATGCATTTATGAAAAAAACTTTGAAGGCATGACCGAAGGGATAGTAGCCATATTGATAACAGACAGCAACGTTCAAACCTTAGTTGGTATGAATGAAGGGAGTACAAAATATAAAGTATACCCTGTAATTGTTCCACAAAAAGAGGAACACCCGTACATAGTTGTTAAAACTACTTCACGCACCCCCGTTGAATGTAAGGGGCAAAGGCCATCGGCTTTCACGACATCGGCAACGGTGTATTGCTACGCTCAGAACTATGAAGATGCTTTAGCGATCGAGGCGGCTGTTATTGACGCATTGGATCATAAAATATGGGGTAATTACGGGGGCGTTAACTTACAGGACATCAGGTATGTAAATTCAATCGAAGATTTTATTCAGACCAATGATGGGCTTGGGTTGTATGTTAGAATGCCACAGTTTGAGGCACAGGAGAATGAGAGTTCGCCTACTTAGACGGGTTATAACGCCACACGCTGACTATGCGATAGGAACGGTAATAAATGTAACGAATGGATTTGCGAATAGGTTATTTGAAGAACAGAAAGCAGAAAAATATACGGGTGAATACCCGCCAAAGAAGAAAATGAGGACTGAAATTTTTAAACCAAAATAACAATGGCAATAATAAATGGAAATCAGCTACTTGTCTTTATTGATAATGTGGCCATCGGTTGCACCGATAACTGCGAACTTAACTCTGGCAAAGAGACAATTGACGCCACCTGTAAAGATAACAACGGGGCGCGGCAGGTGCTATCCGGATCACAATCCTGGACTATCACGACTTCCGGTAAGTGGGATTTTGCTTCAACATTGGGGCCACAAGCTCTATACGCAGCCCATAAAGCCGGAACCCGCGTAGGTATCAAAATGGCCATTACAGACACGTCTGGGAATGAGGAAAGCGGTAAATCTTATTTTATGGGGTATGCCCTGCTGAATCAATTCAACGTGGCCGGGCCATTGAATGCAGCGGCTACTTTCAGTCTTACTTACGAAGGCGATGGTGAACTAAGCATCGGAACTACTACCTAATGGATAGGAACATAGTTGAGATTGAAATAGACGTTAAGGCAGAGGGGCAGGAACCTAAAAAAAGAAAGATCGGGTTTAAATGTGGAACGCTCGCCATAGCGATAGCCTGCAGGGAGGCGAACATTAAAAGCCTTCAGGGATTGTTAGGCTTGATTGGCAGTAGTGATTTACTGGCCATGCTTGCGCTATTCTATGGTAGTTATTGCCAGTATAACAACGTTAAAGCGCCCGGCTTTACAATGGATCAAATGAGTGATCTGCTGGAAGATATTGGCGTGGAGAAATCCGGTGAGATCATTAAAACTCTTCTTCAAGTCTATTTACCAAAAAACACATCAGCCCCCCAGGAGGGGGCGGCCAAGTAGAGGAAAATATTGACGATTGGGAGTATGTGGCGCGGGTAGAATTAGGGATGGCGCACGATGTTTTCTGGAATCTTGGTTTGTATGATTGGACGCTTTGGGTGGAGAAGATTAAAGAGGACAGGAAGCGCAAAGGATACGAGCAGGAGTTTGAGTGGATAAGACTAAGCCATTTGGAGGCACTGATAGCCAACGTTAACAGAGATTCAAAAAAGAAAGCGACAGCGTTTGAGCCGACTGATTTTTATAAGCCAAGCTGGTTTAAGGAAGAGAAAAAAGAGGAAGGAAAGAAAATAAGCCTGAAACAAGTTAAAAGCCAGTTAGGCAGCAAATTCAAAAAATGAGCACTGTTTTAGCAAAGATGGCGGTTCAAATCTCAGCAAACACCGCTGAGTTTAACAAGGCTCTGAAAGATACTTCGGGGAACCTAAAATCATTTACTTCCGGGATACAAAGCATTGCAGGCACATTAGGAATAGCTTTTGGCGTTCAGCAAATAGCGGCCTTTGGTTTAGAAATTTCAAAACTGGCCGGTGAGGCTAAGGGAGTGGAGGCCGCGTTTGATAGATTACCAAACTCCATCCGGTTGATGTCTGAATTAAAAGACGCTACAGGTGGAACAGTTAGTGAACTTGAATTAATGAAGCGAGCCGTGCAAGCTTCAAATTTCGATATTTCGTTAAAGTCACTCCCTAAGTTATTAGAGTTTGCCACACTTCGCGCACAGCAAACGGGGCAATCAGTTGATTACCTGGTTGATTCTATTGTTACGGGTATTGGTCGTAAGTCTAAACTTATTCTTGACAACTTAGGAATATCAGCCGAACAATTAAAGAACGAATTTAATGGGGCAAGTTTAGAAGCTCAAAGTGTTGGTGAGGTTGCCGATGCCGTTGGTAGGATTGCTGAAAAGGCTTTGGGTAATATGGCTGGGTTTAGCGAGAACGCATCAACCAAACTTCAAAGACTTTCAGCGAGTTGGGAAAACTTAAAAGTAAAAGTTGGGGAGGCTATTAATGAGTCAGTCATTACTGATGATTTTAATTCATTATTTACTAATCTTAATAATCAATTCATTGTCTGGGCTGATTCTGAAATATCTATTTGGACTAAAATATTTTCTTCAGCAAAAGAATATGCTGATTTAGTTAAAGAAATTGAACAGCGCAGAGAAGTAGATGCATCAAAACAGGAGTTTAACACAAGTTTAACGTCTAATACTGGTGGCAGGAGTTTTATTGATATGTTTAGCCCTGATAAGGTAAACTTAATTAAAAACACCATTGATACGATTGTCGAATATGAAGCTGAGATAAAAAAACTAACAGAGGCAAATAACAATCTCACATTAGCGGACGCGGAGCAGATAAAAATCAATGGTGCGCTGATAGAAAAGTACAAACAAGAAAAAGAGGCACTTGAGTTATTAGGCAAGGCCGCCTTTAAATCAGCAGCCGATATTGATTTCCTAAACCAAAAAGTAGCCAAGGGTATATTCAATCAAAACGCATCCACTAACAATCCGTTTTTAGGCACTCAGACAACACCAGTTACCGGAATATCGGTTCCATCATCGCAAACACCATCCGCTCTACCAGATCAATTTAAACCTGATGAAG